TTCTGCCGCCAAGCGAAAAGGCAAGGCCCAAGGCAAGCAGTTCGTCGCGCAGCCCAAAGGCATTGCTGCTAAAACGCGCAGCTACCGCCAAAAAGGCAAGTAAGGGGAAGAAGTAACCATGGAAACCGTAGAGCTTCTTATCAAGGCGTGGCCTATCTTCTTGGGGTTTATTACCCTGGTTGTACTGCTTGCTAAGATGGACGGCCGCCTTGCCACGGTCGAAGAGAAGATCAAGACCTTGTTTGAGTTACTTAACAAAAAGATGGGCCGGTGAAGTATGGCCAGAGTTAAAAAAGAAGCGATTGGACAGGAAATCCGTAAGTCGTACGAGCGCGGCCAGAAGGGCTGCCCGGACGCAACAGCGGATATCCGTATCAACCTTAAGAACCGCAACAAGGCCATCAAGGAGTACGGCTACGGCCCCTTGAACCCAGAATCGGAGTCACGGGCGTTCTGGGACAAAAAGGCGGAGCTTTGGGAGACGACCGTTCGGGAGGCCAAGAAGGCACGCTGCGGCAACTGCGCGGCCTTCATCCAGACTCCCGAAATGATCATCTGTATCGAGAAGGGCATTCACGACTACAAAGAGGAGATGGATCACGAGAACTACGCTCCAGAGGTCGTTGCGGCGGCTAATCTCGGGTACTGTGAGCTCTTTCACTTCAAGTGTGCGGGCGATCGTGTTTGCGATGCGTGGCTTGTCGGCGGTCCAATCAAGTAGGATGCGCGTATGCCACTCCTCAGACTGTTCTTAAAGCCGGGTGTAGACAAGCAAAACTCCGAATACGGTGCGGAAGGCGGTTGGGTTGACTGCGATAACGTCCGTTTTCGATACGGGCTGCCGGAGAAAATAGGCGGCTGGGTCTTGTTTTCTGACACTGCGGTTTATTTTGTCGGCGCTACGAGTGAGGTGTTTGCTTGGAACGACTTGGACGGTTCTCCGTACCTCACGCTAGGCACTACCAGGAAGGTTTATGTTTTTTACGGCGGCACCTGGGCGGATATAACGCCAATTCGGGATACAAATGCGGGCGTGACGTTTGACACGGTTAGCGGAAGCAACGCGGTCGCCGTTAATGACTCGGGTCACGGCGCAATCACCGGGGATTTTGTAACGCTTTCCAGCACTACTGGAAATCCTGGCGGCATTCCAAACGCTACGATGAATGCTGAATATGAGATCACTGAGGTTATTAATACCAGCAAATACACCATTACCGCCTCTGTTAACGCAACTGCTACTGCAACAACAGCGGGCACAGCAGTTGCTACCTATCAAATCAATGTTGGCAGTGACGTAAGTTTTGCGGATTTCGGGTGGAGCACTGGCACTTGGGGACTAAGCACTTGGAACACCCCTCGTCCCGCTTCTGCTGGTCTCACGCTAACTTCTCGCGTTTGGCAATTTGACACTTTTGGTGAAAATTTAATACTGCAACTCGTGGGAGGAGGCATCTACGAGTGGCTGCCGAGCACGGGCATTGGCGTGCGGGCAACGGCCATTTCTGGCGCACCAACCAAGAGTAACTATGCGTTGCTCTCTACTCCCGATCGACATCTTGTTTGTTTTGGTACGGAAAGCACGGTGGGCACCCCTGCAACGCAAGACCCCATGTTTGTGCGTTTCTCGAACCAAGAGGACGTAAACACGTTTGTTGCCTCTGCCACCAACACGGCTGGCGGACAACGGCTTACGGACGGCAACTTTATTGTCTCAGCAGTTCGTTCCCGCGGGCAGATCTTAATTTGGACGGATACGGCGCTGCACGGCATGCAGTACGTGGGTCCGCCGTACACGTTTGGTTTTCAACAGCTCGGCGCTAACTGCGGCCTGATTGGCCCACATGCCTCGGCGGATGTGAACGGTGTAGCATATTGGATGGCCAAGGACGCGTTTTTCGTGTTCGACGGTACGGTGAAAAAGCTCTCGTGCACTGTGCAGGACTATGTGTTCAAGGATTTAAACCTTATCCAAGCACAGAAAGTGCACGTGGGGATTAACACGCAGTTTAACGAAGTGACATGGTGGTACTGCACTGCGGACAGCGACTATGTCGACCGTTTGGTTACCTATAACTATCTTGAGCAGGTCTGGTCCGTGGGCACGATGCCTCGTACGGCCTGGACGGACCTTGGCACGTATTCCAGGCCTCTTGCCTCAGAGTATGAGTTGAACAGCAATGAGGCAACCGTGAGCACGATCAACGGATTAACGGCGGGTCGTTCTTTGCTTTACAACCAAGAAGTCAGCACTAACGGGTCGGGGGCAGCTATTACCGCTTTTGTTAAATCCGGTTATTTCGACATCGGCGATGGCGATCAGGTGCTCTTCATGAAGCGCTTTATCCCGGACTTTAAGAACCAGGAAGGCAACCTTACGGTACGTTTGCTGTTGCGCTTGTACCCACAGGCCACGGCGACACCGAGTTCGCTCGATCCGTACATCATCGAACCGAGTACGCAGAAGGTGGACACCCGCGCGCGCGGGCGACAGGTTTCGTTGCAGATCGAGAGCAGTGAAATTGACACTAGGTGGCGCTTCGGCACGATGCGTGTCGATATCCAGCCGGACGGCGTGAGATGAGTAAGATCTTCAATGTCCGTCTGCCTAACGCGGCCCAGCAAGGGTATAGCGCGGAGCAGTTTAATCAGCTCGTGCGATCGCTTGAGCAGATCGTTTTCCAGCTTAATAACACTTACACGCCGATCGTCAGCGAGGATCGCGCGGGCGCGGGTTCGTGGTTCGCAGCAGGTTCCGGTGCGGGCGGTGGGTTTGCGGGCGGTGTTCGTGGCTTTCAGATCAGCAACGGCATCAGCTTGCCTAGTGCGATGATTGTTTCTGATGCAGACCAGACAAACGCCAGTATCACGGCCGAAAACCTACTGACTTACACAAGCGTGGAGTCAGACACGGGCATTCGCGTAGTTGATAACAGCAAAATCTACATGCCTTGCTCTGGGCAATACCTGGTCACATTCACGCTCCAGGTCACTAACCAGGGCAATACGGCAGCGGAGTTTGAGGTGTGGGCCAAGGACGCTGGTGTAAACTATGCGCTGAGTAACACGCGCTTTGATATTCCAGCACGCAAAAGTGCGCTTATTTGGTCTCACACCGTGCCCGCTATCACGGGTATTTTCACCGTAGAAGACCCTTCTGCGGACTATCTCCAGATTGCATGGTGGTCCGATAGCCTTAATGTGTACTTAGAGCACTATGCTGCGGGTGTCACGCCCACGCGACCTGCCATCCCTTCGGTCATCCTGACCGTTAACTTCGTCTCGGCGGCATGACATGGCAAACAAGTACTTACGCCTGTTTCTAACCCCGAGCGCCGCGACGGAGACGACGATCTACACGGCCCCGGCGGCGAACAACGCTGTCCTGTCGTCGCTTCGCGTGACGAACGACAACGCCGGCACGGCTAGCATTAGCGCGGCGATTTATCCCGGGGGCGCGGGGACGCCGTACAAGCTGCTTAAGACGTATGTCTTGCCCCCGAGCCAAACCATGGACATTCTTTCGGGGGTCCCGTGTGTGCTAGTCGCGGGGGACGTGCTGAAAGTGACCGCAAGCGTAGCGGATGTCGATTTTTACCTTTCCTACCTGGAAATCGACCGATCGTGACAGGTGGACAAGTCTTGACAACTTACCCCATAATCAGCGCCATCTTCGCGTCCTTTCCCGGCGCGCGACCCCCTGTAGGGTCACTGGCATTAATTGGAAAGGACACCTATGGAAAATGAAGGCATCATGGGCCTACCCGCAGGGCAGGCCATGCAAGATCCAAGTCCCCCGGCCCAGCCGATTTATGTCTCGAGCGCGGACACGTACGATGCCGCGCTAACGGCATTGAGCACGTCCTCGGGCGACCCTGCGCAGGCAGAGGCTGTCCGTCAGGCGGTCAGGGAAAGCATTGACGAACTGGACCTCAGCACGGCTGAGGTTTCGGCGTTGCTCGAGGTCCTCGAGTACATGTCGCAGAGGCCGGACGAGTATCCGCAGCTTCGTCAGCGCCTGATTGACACCGGGATGATGGACGACGATGACCTGCCGGAGGAGTACGATCCGGCCTTCCTCGGCGTTGCCATCATAGCCCTCAACGAGTACCAGGCCTCCGCTGCTCAAGGCGCACAGGCTCCGATGGAGATGGCGCCGACCGTTGAAGGCCTTGAGCCTATGGCCATGGCCGATGGCGGGCTGGCCGATGTGGCCAAGTATCTGGCCTCTCTGGGCCGCAATGGCGACTCGATCCTTGCGCATATCACCCCGGGAGAGGCACGGCTCCTCAAGGCCATGGGCGGTTCGGGCACGCTTCACCCTGAAACAAAGCTGCCTCAGTTTTTCCTTAAAAAGCTCTTTAAGGGC